GACAGTTATTTCGGGTACAGAAGGCGCGAACGCGTTTTACTCAACCATCGTTCCCAGCCTGTTTATCCACGAGGAATTCAATTCGTCAATTATCAGCAACGTATTGAAACGCCAGGATGTGTTGACGAAGCAGATCCGTAAAGAAGAGGCACTGCGCGGCGGGTCGGCATTAGACCGCCGTTCCTTTATTGTTATGGACGACTGTATGTATGATAATAGATGGATTACCGATAAATATATTCGTTCTCTGTTTATGAATGGCCGACACTTCGGTCTGCTCTACATCCTTGCCCTACAATACGTTATGGGCATCCCGCCAGTATTGCGCGGCCAGGTAGACTACGTATTTATTCTGCGCGAAAACCAGGTTTCTGCGCGTCGCCGAATCTACGAACAATTTGCCGGTATTTTTCCGTCGTTCGAATTGTTCTGTCAGATTATGGATCAGTGTACGGAAAACTACGAATGCTTAGTTATCCATAATGGTTCAAAAACGAATCGCATCGAGGATTGCGTTTTCTGGTATAAGGCGCAAACGAGGCCGGATTTCAAGATTGGTAGCCGCGAACACTGGGTGAAATCGGTCGAGTTCGAGCGACTAAAAGAGGCCGCCGAGGCCGCCGGTGAAATGGGCACGCCTATGACGTCGAGTGGCGCAGGTGTGACTAAAGGTCCGATTGTACAGGTACGCAAGTACTAGACTCGGTGTCGTTATAATGTGAGGCTAACGCAGATTCCAACTTGGTGTATTCTGCATTTGCTAATGTGCAGGAATTAAACTCGATAGCATTCGTTCCGCCGTGTGTCGTTATCTGCACAGTATGATAATTGTTATCGACCTTAACGGATTCTATATGCCGGATTGGTATAATGTACCTATGCACACCGGTTGCCGTGCTTGACACGATACGCAAAATATTACGTCCAATTTGCAATGATGTCATTTCTATCATGTTTAATCACGTGGGCGTTTAGGTAAAACCCACGCCTGTGCCAGTACTACCAAACCCACCCGCGCCGCGTAGCGTTGCGCCACCAGGAATTTCCGCAACTACGCGAATGTCATCCCACGGAAGTAGGTCTGACGAAGCCAACTGGAAGTAACGGTCGCCGCCCTTGACATTGAAAGCATCCGTGCCGTGATTATGTACGGCGCCCATAATCTGACCGCGATAACCGGCGTCAATTAGACCGACAGAGTTCGCCATACGGAGGGGCGTTTTAGAAATCGACGAGCGCGGCAGAAGCCAGAAGGCGCGAAAGAGGTTTTTATCCGCGTCCCAGAATGCAGCCTTGACCTGCTGCGGAATCATTTTGCGTCCATCGGCGTCGATATCGGCTGCGCCGCAGTACAAGTCGAATCCGGCATCACGGTCGGCATACGGCTTTCCTACATAGGCGAGTGCCGCCGCAGCGTATATATCGTGCGCAGCGGGGTCGGGAAGGACATAGAGGATGTACATTCTGTCGTCGGGTTTGTCTGTCTGTATACCGTTGCGTGCGTGCGTGCGCGTGCATTATCAATTTTTATGTGAGTTATGTCCACCAGGACAATATGTATCTACGCTAAAGTCGGGCTCGCTGCGACAACACGTATCCGTGTGAGCCGTGCGTGCGCCTTCAATGCGTTGTCCTGTAAGAGGATCAATAAACAAGCCGCAAAACTTTTTGCCACATTGCCAGCACCACGGCTTGCCGCATCCTGTGCCGACAACGAATAGGTTAGTAACGGCCTGCATACCACACGCGAAAATATAATTACACGCCGCATCTTTGAGACACCATCGCGCACACCACGGGCACTGTTTTGCGTCGTCGCTCATCGCTTTTGTAAGGGCGTATAAATTTACTATTGTGGGGGGAGCGCGTTGTTCATATGCGCAATTAATGTGCGCAATTTATAAAGTTATGTTACCTAAACCAACATTTGAACATCGCCTAGGATTAGTGGGTTACAATGCTAGTTTACGACAGCAGGGCGGGGGCTATATGGGTGTTATACGGCGCATTGTGCCATTTGAAAAACGCAATGCATATCCTGAGGTGAAAAACATAGCCGTTTTGTTTTCTTTAGATGCAAATTTTAATATAATATTTGCGCGCGAAATGGTCGATAATTCCGAACGCACTATTCACACGAATTATACATCCGGACCAGAAGATTCACGGCTTCTAAGTGACACAACTATGATGTCAGTCACATTGGACACAAACAATCGTTTTTGCATTGAAATGAGTCTTATTACATTCTGCGCAACCTCCGCAATTATCCAAACGGTACAACCATTGTTAGTAGCTGGCGTCGAGAATAAATGCGAAAAAAACTGGCTATATTTACGCGACGGGCCAGATGGCCTTGCGCATTTCTTACACGCTGCCTTTCCATTTCGCATAATCGGGTTGGATTATAAAACTGGCGTAGGAAATGTATTGAAAGAATACAATGTGCCTGGCTTTAATGTTATTGCGCATAATGGTGCAACCCTTCGCCATAAAGGAGGCTATTTGATAACTGTGAGAATCAAAGAAGGTTATTCGTACAAACATTCATTGTTTATAAATATGAACGACGAGTACGACGTTGTAGGAATATCAGCGCCGTTTCGTTTCTATAAGCAGGAAGATTGGCAAACAGGCCTTAATGAGTTTAAGCCAGGCGGTTATGAAATGTGTATGTCAATGCACATTGAAGGGGAACAACTAGTGGCGTGTGTGTCAATAGATGATTCATTTGCTGTCGTCCACAAATATATTTTGACGGATATAATTGCAATGTGTTCCCCGTTGTAATTCGATTGCCTTGTATTATGAAATTTGCACATTGTGAGATTTTCATAATGATACCCTATACGCTCTTACACGCCCTTCATCTCATTCTTGGGCGCCGCAGCCATCTCGCGCTTGCGAGCAATAGCCAGGTCCTCGCCTGCGAACATATCGCTGGGCGCAGAATCCGAACCCGCACCCGCACCAGCACCCGCGCCACGAATCTTGGCACCCGATAGACGCTCATTCTTCGTCGCCGCATAGAACTCGTCGCGCTCCGACTCATTCTCCTTGTACTTCTTCATCAGAGTATTGAGCTGGCCGTCCGCATACTCCTGCTCGGCAACATCGTTCGGCTCAGGGTCCCACGGCAGCCAGAAGCCAACCTGCGCCACGTAGACATTGAACGACGGATCGATCTTCTGCAGCGTCTTCGCGCGAGCCAGAGCCTCATTGTAGGTATCAAAGCTGCCGCGGACCTTCAGGCCCTGCACCGTCGTGCGAAACTCGTTCTTTCCGAAAAACTCATCCTCGAGACGCTTCTTGTGCTTGAACAGATACCCGTCGAATGCATCCTGAATCTTAGAATCCTTGAAATCCATCATCTCAGCGCGAACGTGCGCCTCGAGGTCTTCCGCCGCACCGCGCGTCAGCTTGGCACGAATAGTCTTCACCTCCTCCAGCGCCGCCGTAATATCCTCCGCGGCGATCGAATCCTTCTTCAGGCTGAGGTTTTCCAGAATGTCTTGGGCCTTAGAAGCTGCCTCCTGCGCCTTGGCCGCCTGGCTCATTACGAACGTTTCCGTGGCCTTAATCTTGTATTGTAGTTCATAGTCCTTTAGAAACTCGCTGAAGAAAAACACATCCTTGTTTTTCAGCACTTTATTGGGGCTGATGAAACTTAGGCAAACATAATGCTGCCCCGGTATTTCCTTATCCGCCTCAAGATATACTTCAGTGGGTGTGGTCGGCTCGGCCATCGTTCTAGGCTTTCCAGACGTTCTTATCTTTAGATTTAACCGCACCTGCCCCGGCATTTCCAAATTGATCGTCCGCGTAAAAAATTTCGGGACCCGGAATATAGAAACATGGACGGATTTTCTGCTGCCGAACTCCTGACGCGCGCGATTAAGTATTTCCTCGAGGGCCTCGCCGTCGCTGTGGCGATGGTCATCATCCCCCGCAAGGTCCCGAACGTGGAGGAGATCGTGGTCGTTGCCACGGTTGCCGCGGTTGTGTTCGCCATCCTTGACCTGCTGAGCCCGTCCGTCGGTCTTACGGCGCGCCAGGGCGCGGGCTTCGGCCTCGGCGCCAACCTGGTTGGCTTCCCCGCCAAGCTGTAAGTAAAACAGTAGTTGAATCTTGTTAGAAATAAGTAAATTTAGTAATGTGCTAAAAAAACATTTTACTAAATTAATTTTCGTGCACCTACGATTTTACGTGAGTGTGCCAATTAACGCCGTATAAAGTAAGGATGCCTGCACTTGGCAGCATACAAGGCGCGTTTGGTGCCGGACGTGTATCTGGGCAGATTCCAAACAGCGCACTGTTTATATGCGATAACATTACACAGGATGTAACAAATTTAATAGCATCGTTAAATCGACGAGGAATATATGTGAAAACCACGGAACGCAGTTCTTATACTGGACAAAACCCACCCCCAACACCGTATTCCGCCGCGGTATTGATAGATGGTGCATCATATGACACAGACCTCAGCGGCCAAGCACAAGCACGCTTGGTAGAGTATGTTAGAAATGGTGGGAAATTCATAGGATCTGAATGGAGCGCCTATCAAGTTAAAAATGGTCGTTTTCAATTAATGAAGGATCTCGTATTATTGGTCCGCACTAGTTCTACTACGGGTAGTATTACATATACAATTGATCCTGCAATTCCTGTTCACCCGGTACTAGTTGGATTTACTGGGTCCATAACTGTCGGGCATACTGGTTATACTATAGGCACGGCACGCCAGTTTGTCACAGTTCCGCCGTCAGTCCCCCCAACACAATCAACAGTTCTTGCAAACCACGCTGGCACATCGAATGCTGGCATAATTGTACGCACATTGGGCTTAGGTAAGATAGTTGCATTTAGCCACGCTGGTAGCTATTCTGTAGGCGTGTTGAGCAACCCTGATGTGCAACGTCTGTATTTTAATTCTATAATGTGGTAGATAGAAAGATGCCAAATGCCCCTATAGCTAACCGATGGGTATACATTATAGAGTCCTTGAAACGCGCGTTGTCAGAGGATTATTCGGAAGAAGAAGCACATAATGTATTGAATATCATTCAAGCGAATATTTACAACAAATGTGATAGCGGAGAGCTTTCTCAGCCAGACGATGTATTGTTAGATAGCCTCCGCGCCGCTACCAAAGAGGAGACTGCAAACATTATACAGTGGATCGATGAAAACCTAAAACAAGAGGACGATTGTGACGAGTATGTCATGG